TGCAAGCATTAACAAGGGTAAGGTTAAGAACGTAAAAAAAGGTAAAACTACATGACCGACAGAGCAGAAGAAATTCGAAGAATGATTGATCGCGGCTTACCGAAAGCTAGTGACTTTAATTCTAATATGCCAGGAGCTATTGATTACCCAGATTTTTTTTACACCCCTGAAGGAAAATTTATTGACCCAATGGGCCCTAGTCGAATTATGGGAGGAACACCGGGCAGAGCTGAAGAAGGTTTTGGAAGAGGTAAAGGTAGAAAAGGAGCAGAGATTGCGACGCTAGATGATTCCACGTTAAGTATTAAAGATTTAATAGACCGTTATGGTATCTCAAGAGAACAAGCAGAAAAAATTGTAGAGTTCAACACAAAACAAATGATTGAAAGGTTCGCAGGAAATCGTGCGCGCTCACAAGATACATCTGATAATAACTTACTTGAAAAAATATTACCTTTTCTAGGATTCTCCACTAGGACACCGTCCTCCGGTATAATGGAAATCATGAAAAACGAACGGCCAGTAAGTCCTGGTGCTAACGAAGATTTAATTTTTGAACTTATGAAAGAAAAGGGAAAAGAAACAGGTAGAGACAGACTAGCATATGGTGGCCGTATTGGTTTTGAATCAGGAACAAGAGATGGTCGTACAGTAGGAATGAGTCAAAACAGAGTTACACAACTTCTTGACTTGAGAGAAGAGGCCGTAAATAAAAATGATCAAGACAAAATAATACAGATAGATCAAGAATTATTTACGATGGGATTTAGAGTTCCGAACGCTTCAGGCGGTCGTATTGGTTTTCAAAAAGGACGAAGCGTGCAGCCAGTAGAGATTCCTGGCCCCGCTGAAGACATGAGCGGGATGATAAAACGACTTATGGACGAAGGTGGTATGTCAAGAGAAGATGCAGAAAAAGAAGCAGAGATAATATTATTTGGTCCTTCAGCAATGAAGCTAAGAGATTCTAAAAATGGAATAGCTTCAATGTTGGCAAGTGCAGATGACGATGAATATAAATCACCTCCATTCATTGATGACCCACAAGGTATGTTTGATACAGATGAGTTTGAAGCAATTAGACAAATCCATGAGTCTGGTCAACTGACTCAATTAAGTGATGATGAATTACGCGGGATGTATGATTCAATGGTAGAGAGCGAAGCCGGAATAAAATTATTAGAAGAAAACAATGTTAATAGTTTTGAAGAATATAAAAATTTCATCAGTCGCGGCAAAAGAAAACCCGAAGGCATTGAAAGTATAATGCAGACAATGGTGGCTTAACGTGGCTATTGACAGGGAGATGCCGCTCAAAGAACAAATGAAGTTCGATATCCGAGCGCAAGAAGTAGATATTATGGACGGCGACCCAGAGCTCGATGCTGATGGTGGCGCAACTATAAACTTTGGCTCATCACAACCGATGATGGGCGGACACAATGAAAACCTTTCTGAGAACATGGAAGAAGGCGATCTTGACGTAATTGCAAGAGAACTTTCTGATGCGTACGAAGGTGACAAAGATTCTCGTGAAGAATGGTCGTCTACCTATGCAGAAGGACTAGAGTTGTTGGGCATGAAATACGAAGACCGAACAAGTCCCTTTCCAGGTGCATCAGGCGTCTCTCACCCGTTGCTCGCAGAATCTGTAACACAGTTTCAAGCACAATCTTACAAAGAATTATTTCCAGCAGGCGGCCCTGTAAAAACACAGATTATGGGCATGACCAATCCACAGGTCGAAGCTCAGTCAAAACGTGTTAAAGAATTTATGAATTTCCAACTTACCCACGTCATGGAGGAATACGAACCCGAACTTGATCAGATGCTTTTTCATCTCCCCCTATCAGGTTCGGCGTTTCGTAAAATATATTTTGACAATACTTTAGGACGACCCGTCTCTAAGTTTGTGTCATCAGAAGATCTGGTTGTTCCGTACCAAGCTACAGACCTACACACATGCTCACGCATTACACACGTCGTTAAAATGATGGCTAACGATTTAAGAAAATTTCAAGTGTCTGGTTTCTATCGTGACATTCCTGTGGGCAGTCCTTCTAATGATTCTGATGTCAGCGAAGTACAATCAAAAATAGACGAGCTGGACGGCAAGCATAAAGTTTACACAAAAGATGATATCTACACTCTTCTTGAAATGCACGTTGACCTCGATCTTCCGGGCTATGAAGATGCCAATGAGGCAGGTGAAGAGACTGGTATTCGCTTACCGTATATTGTAACTATCGAAGAGAATTCAAACGAAATACTTTCAATAAGAAGAAACTGGAATGAGACTGATCCACTTAAAATTAAAAAACAATACTTCGTACATTATAAATTTTTGCCAGGTCTTGGTTTTTATGGTTTTGGTCTTATCCATATGTTGGGTGGTCTCACAAAAACCGCAACCTCTGTACTACGACAGCTTATCGATGCCGGCACACTCGTCAACTTACCTGCTGGGTTTAAAGCTCGCGGACTAAGAATCCGTGACGATGATCAACCATTAGTTCCTGGCGAGTTCAGAGATGTTGATGCACCCGCTGGTGACCTGCGTGCGTCGTTGATGACCTTGCCGTACAAAGAACCATCAGGCACATTATTCAATCTACTTGGTTTTGTAATCGACAGTGGTAAATCTTTTGCAGCTGTAGCTGATATGAAACTGGGCGAAGGTAACGAAGTTAATCCTGTAGGCACAACCATGGCACTGCTTGAGCGTGGCATGAAAGTGATGTCTGCTATTCACAAAAGAATGCACTCAGCACAAGGTAAAGAATTTAAATTACTGTCAAAACTTTTTGCAGAAACATTGCCTCCTGTTTATCCGTATCAAATTGTAGGTGGCAATCAATCAGTCAAAGCACAAGACTTTGATGCACGTATTGATGTGATCCCTGTATCAGATCCTAATATTTTTTCTATTACTCAAAGAGTAACACTTGCACAACAACAATTGCAATTAGCACAAGCGGCACCGCAGATGCACAATATTCATGAAGCGTATCGAAGAATGTATGAAGCCATGGGCGTACAAAACATTGAGGCAATTTTATCGCCACCGCCACAACCACAGCCAAAAGATCCAGCTACAGAAAACTCTGAGATACTAGCAGGCATGCCAGCACAGGCGTTCCCTGGTCAGAATCACGATGCTCACATTGAGGCACACTTTGCTATGATGCACAGCACAGTGGTTAAATCGAGTCCTATTGTTATGGCGAACTTACAAGCGCACATTATGCAACACATATCACTGAAGGCACAAGAAGAGATACAACAAGAAGTTCAAGCGCAAATGCAACAGTTGCCGCCTGAGCAACAACAGATGATGCAGCAACAAATGATGATGGAGATGCAATCAAGAGTTGCAGAACGTGGGTCAGAATTAATTGCAGAGTTTGTAGCAGAGTATGAAGAACTATTAAAAGATTCTTCAAATGATCCGTTGCTCGATTTCAAACGAGAAGAACTCGAAGTCAAACAACAAGACATGATGCGAAAAGCACAAGAAGCCAATGAACGTCTTGGACTTGAAAAGAAAAAAGTAAAAGATAAAAAAACAACAGATCGTCAAAAGATTAATCAACAAAAAGATGCTATCGCACTTCGGTCTGCTATCGCTACAGAGAAGCTAGAAAAAGACTCTGTAAACAAAGTTATGGACAAAGCAGAAAAGATTACAGCGAACATGGATAAAATAACGGCTAACGTCATGAAGCCTAACGGAGGATTATAATGCCTGATTATGGTGATTCAAAAGGTTTTGGCGGACCCGGCAGCGGCGACGCTTCTGATGCAGGCATGGGAAAAGGACAAGGTAGCGGTTACGGCGGCGGAAACGGCATGTCTCAAGCAACAAGAGACAGGCTGGCAGACATGGCTAAAACAGATATTACTAATACAGAGGCGGAGGTAGCTAAATCACGATTGGCTGAAGAGCGAGAAAGACAAATGTTCTCGCAAAAAATGAAAGAACAAGCAGACAAAGCTAGCGATATTAATTATACCGATACGCTTGCACTTTATGATGCTTTAAAAACTCAAAATATAAACCCCAATCAAGTTAATTTAAAAAACTATACAACCGGTCCGTTTGCTCAAAAAAATGTGGTGATGCTTGGCAATAAAAGAATAGGTCAATTTGGACAAGTTCCAACGTTTGGCATAAGCGGTTTGCTTGCAAGTCTCCCTGGTTTTCTTGGTTTTGATTTAGATACAAAAAATCTTATGTTGGATAAATCGACGTTTGGTGATCCGTTTGAAGATCGAGGAGGTAACAGACCGCCGGACG